GTTAACGGTTATTATTTTTTTATCGAAATCAATGTCTGAAAGCTCAAGAGCGAGAGCTTCTGATATTCTCAATCCCGTGTTAAGCAAAAAATATGGCAGAAATGCAAAGCCTTCATAATTTGAATTTACTATTGCAAGTTCCTCATCCGTGGGGAGCTTGCGTTTCTTTTGCGGTAAATTTGACGGAATAGGAATGTCCTGGATGATGTTATAATCTATTTTACCCGTGAGGAGGGCATATTTGAATATCATATTCAAAATACTGTGGTGATTTGCCACGGTTTTTTTACTGTATTTAAGCAGTGCCAGATGTCTGAAGAATTTGTTTATAACCGGAGCGGTCATTTCTTCCATATAATATCCATCGAAATATTCAACAATTCTGTTGTATGCTGATCGTGTGTTTTTTCGGTAATTTATATCAGATACTCGTTCACGGTATTCTGTGTCCCAATCATCGGCAATGACGGAAAACAGGCTTTGCTTTTTAACATAATCTTTGAGATTAAGCAGTTGTTTTTCAAAGTCTTTTTGGGCGAGCTGTTCTGTTTTGGCTCTGCTGAATAAATATTTATATGTACCGTCAGGCAGAGTTACACGCTTTTGCCATCTTCCGTCAGGTCGCTTTTTCATATTTTACCAACTCCTTTTAGTTTGGTATTTTCGTATTGGTCGTTAAGACTGTTTAATTTTTCTCTATTTCTTTTATTTAATTTTATAAGAAAATGCCTGAATCCGTGGTTGCATTTATTATGTATACAAATTAAATTTTCTGTATGTATGACAGGTGCATGGGAGATTCTTGAACATTCTTCGTTTACGACATTTTTAAATAAAGAAACTTCATGCTCTAAATTAGTAACAGACATATATTCATGAAACCATTCAAGGTGTGGATGCGTTTTCCAACATAATAAACAGAAATCACTTCTGGGGTAGAGTTTTTGTGCCCAGTATAAATGGATGGGCTTTTTATTGCCTATTGGCTGACAATTCGGAATTTTATGAATTTTCCGTCCGTTTTGACGGGACATATAGACGGTAAGGGAATCTCCCCAACCATCAGCACCCTTTTCCTTAGGTAAACCGTCATCTCCAATTTCGTATTCATCAGGAACAAGTTTAAACAAAGTTAAGTCTTTGGTATCAGAAATGTTTTTTGATATTGTTTCGAGAATGTCTGTTTTTGCTTTTTTTTCTTGTAAACTTTTTTCTAATTCTTTTTCATATTCAGACAATAAACTTTTCGGTAGATTGTTCGTTATGGATTGTAGTGAATGTATCAAGAGGTAGAGTGAGAGGCAACTAAATATTATGCCTCCGAAAATGATGAGAGGAAGGTCGGAACTTGATTCTTCTTCTGAATCGTCAGATTCAGTCGGAATATCAATATATGCGTCATCATAGCCTTTGTTGTAACCATCTTTATAGGCTTCCTCGAAATCTTCGTATTGATATTTTTTTGATGAGGAACCTGATGTATACTCGGTATGTTCTCCGGAATGATAGTGGTATTCTCCGGTTGAACGATTATAGTGGCCACCGTTTGAATCAAGACTTCCCGGGTGAGCATATACAGTAAAAGAACTGATGTAGGTAAATAGTATTGTCAGATATAAAATAATATAATATTTAATTAAATTATTTTTCATATTAACACTCCCAATGCTATGGTTGTCGGAGTCGGCTTTTTATTCGATAAATAACATAACAGCAGCCCCGTTCTGTTATGCTATTTATTGTGGGTTGCAGACACTACAGCTCATGTATATTTTATCAGCTTCATGTTTTTCTATCTTTGCTGTATCTTTTCCTCTTACATGAAAACATTCTTTAGTATGATATTTTGTGCCTGTGGCTGTAACGTAAACCTCGCTGTTTGTACCGGCAGATATATGATTCATGTTTATAAAAAGAAATACTGAAAGCATACAAAACAAGATGGATGATATTGCAAGACAGATGGTTAACTTATTTCGCTTGATGGGGTTCATTATTGCATAAGCAAAAGCATCTGATTCAATATCAATCTTTATTTTGTTTTTAGCTGATAAACGTTCATATTCTGTATGTCCGATTAAAATATGTCCTGCTTCATGATACAGCAGATATGTTTTATCATCTGCAGAAAGGTTGTTGTCTATAAAAATTATTTTCCCCGAACCTATATAAGTGAAAGCTTTGCTTCCTGCGGCTTTTTCTTCAAGATTGTATCTTTTAATTTCGTTATCTCCTGCAGGAGTATTGAAAAAAATAACATGATATCCTAATGTCAGCAGATACTTCTCTACACTTACGAAGTCGATGTTGCCGTTTACTGATTTTAAAAATTTCTTGGCAGTTTTTTGTATTGTTTTCATTTATATTCTCCTTTTTATAAGGACTGCCATTATGTTATTTTTTAAATAAAAATTCTAAGTTGTTTGTTCAGGAATAGGCGGTTGTGTGCTTTCCGTTCCATCGGCGCCGTATGCTGCGATAGTATAATTGGCTTCTTTGACAAATATATCCTCTTTTTGAAATTTTGTTAAAGCCATCTCAATAGTATTAAGAATATAATCTTGTCCCTGATGGTTTAGTTTTCGAAACTCTAAAAGAAGTAAGGCTTCTCTTTGGCTTATTTGTTCAGAATTGTTATGTCCAAGTATGTAGTCTATGGATGAGTTGAAGAAAAGACTTAGTTTGTGAAGTGTTTCGTAATCTGCTTGACGAGCTTCACGCTCATAATTTGCGTATGCTTGCTGTGTTATTCCTAAATATTCTGCAACTTCGCTTTGACTACAGTTTTTATTAAGTCTGAGTTCTTTTAATCTAATCATATTTCCCACCTCAATTTTATTATAATACAACATATAGTTGTAATGCAATATTAAACACGAAAATACAACAAAATGAAATAAATTTGTAAAAAAGTCTTGACAAACAAAACAAAATGTTGTATGCTTGAAGAAAAAAACAACAAACTGTTTTAACGAAGAGGTGATAAAGTGAGAGAATGGTTAAAGGAGTTACGAGAAAATTCCAAGATGTCTCAACAAAATATTGCGGATAGACTCGGGATTACACAAAATTATTACAGTATGATTGAATTGGGTACGAGAATGCCTAAAATGACAATTGAGATGGCTGAAAAATTGTCTGACGCTTTAGGTGTTCCGCTTGCGACAATTTTAGAAAATGAAAGGATGTTAGGACAAAGAAAAAGAGGAGGTATATTATGAGCAGAGAGAAAGTTGGGCAAAGGGAACTTGATTTAAGGCTTGAAGAACAGGGGCTTCCGTTACTATTGTCAAAGACGCAGACGGCAAAGGCGCTTGATGTTTCGAGGACTCATTTAGATACGATTATATCAAAGGGTCGGTTAAAGGTTCAGGATGGAAAAATATCGAGATGGGTTATTGCCGGATATTTATGCGGATAAAAAGGAAGGGTACATAAGATGATGATTTTGTTTATTGGTGTTATTATTGCGCTATGGATAATGGGAGATTTTGAAGGAGAACACACGGCGGCGGTTATGTTTTCGCTGTTCGGGGCTTTGGTTCTTATGAATGAGCTTTCGGAGCGGAAAGAGAAAAGGAAGGCAGGGAAAAAGCGAGCTGCCAGGAGGTAATCAGAGATGAATAAATCAGATGCGGAGATTGAAAAGGCTTTGGAGTGTTGCAATCAAGAAAATGGGTGTTATGAATGCCCTTATGAATTTGCTTGTTATAATGATAAATACAAAAGTATTTTAAGCAAAGATGCCCTTGACTACATAAACCGCTTAAAAGCAAAAGAAAAGGAACAACAGGAAGAGATTGAAATTCTCAACCACAACCTTAAATGTGAAAAAATTCATAAAGAATCGGTAATTGAGCGTTATAAGAATGTAAAGGAAAATCTTAAAGCGGTGCTTGATGAAAGAGCAGACCATAGTGAAGCAATAAAAGAGTTTGCACATCTAGTTATAGATAAAATAGACAGTGGTTTAATTACGCATTCTGCGGATATTCCCGATTGTGTGGTTGAGTTTTTGGAAATGACGGAAAACGAGGGGAAGGAGTGAGGGGATGGGATTTTTCAAGAAATTATTTTGCAAACATGACTGGGAAATAGTAAGAAAAGAAAGTATGTTTTTCTCATTAAGCGGTGAACAACTGTATAAGCGGTGTAAAAAGTGCGGAAAGGTTGTTGAATATATTTATCGGGAATATGAGGGGAACGGCTATAAATAGCCAATAACCCCACAATTCAAGGATAAAAGAACGATTTTAAGGAGTGATGATATGTATATACTTTGGCTTATGATATTTTGTCATATCGTAGATGATTATTATTTACAAGGCTGGCTTGCATCAGCAAAGCAAAAGAAATATTGGGAAGATAATGCTCCCGACGAGATGTACAAACACGATTACATATGGGCATTACTTATGCACAGTTTTAGTTGGTCTTTTATGATTATGCTACCAATAGCATATGTGTTCAATTTCAATATTACAGGGTTGTTTACAATAGTATTCATAGCGAATATCGCAATACACGCTTTTGTTGACGACTTAAAGGCTAATCGAAAGAAAATAAACTTAATACAAGACCAATTAATTCACTTATGGCAGATATTTTTTACATTTTGGATATTATTATAAAATCGCAATTCAAAAAGAGAAATCAAAGAAAATGGCTAAAACTACGAATGGAGTGAGAATATGAAACTATTGGTGATAAATAATGTGGATATTGACGAACTTGGTTTAAGTGTTCGGGCATGGAACTGTTTAAGACGAGCAAACATAAATACTGTTCAAGATATTGTCGATAATTACGATAATTTAACACGGGTAAGGAATTTAGGTCAAAAAGCCTATGACGAGGTTGTTGAAAAGATAAAGCCTTATACAAGAACGGTATCGGAAGATAATTTGAATCCGATGAGCGATAGACTGACAACAGATAAAACGAAAATATTTGTAAGAGAATGTCCAACTCTTATGTCAGTAACCAAAGATGAAGTAAGAAGGCATTACAACGAAATATTTGACAGGTTGCAAGAGTATGAGGTGGCAGAAGAACAAGGGCAGATAATTGTACCGCCTTGTAAGGTGGGGGATAAGGTGTGGATAATTGATTGGTGCGATGAAATAAACTGTTATGAAGTAACTCATGTAAGATACAACAAAGATTTAACCGGTCAAAAATTTTCATACGATGCGATAATGGTAGGCAAAAATGGTGCTGATATAGGATTTTTCGATAGTGATATAGGTAAATATGTATTTCCCACCAAAGAAGAAGCAGTACAGGCTTTGAAAGAAGGTGTTGAATAATGAAATATCAATTAACTTGTCCTAATTGTCATTACGAATGGCATTACGATAACGGATATTACGATGACAATATAACAAGACTTGGAATAGAAATACATGATATTACATTGCAAATTCAAAAGCACAAACAATTACCAAAAGCTGAACAATATGCAAGAACTGAATGGTGGTTGTCGGCAAAAAGAGCATTGGCAGAAAAATCAAAGCAACTTGCGGAATTAAAGGCTATACGAAAGCAGTGTGATCAACAAATAAATTTGTATGGACACGAGGTGTTTAAAAATCTTGTGAGAGATGTAGTCGGAGAAGCTAAATATAACGAGTTAATTGAACAAATGAAATCGGAACTTGAAGCATATCAGATGAGTGGACTAATGCGACATGAATACACTCGGTCAAATTCCAAAAGTAGCGTAACAAGCATAGATAAACTTTGAAAGGCGGGGGTGAGTAAATGCTATATGAACTTTGTATGGATTGTGATTATTGCAAAACCGACAGGAAAAACGAACAAGGGAAAGTGCGATGCACACGATTTTCGCAATATGTAAATCCTAACGATAAGAGTTGCAAAGACTTTCACCACGAAAGAGAAAATGAGTTATATCATATTTTGCGTTCCATAGACGGAGGTAAATAAAAAAGTTGAAAGGCGGTGCGGAGTGATGAAAGCGATTAAGAATACAATTATCGGAATGATGTACAGCTTAACAGCAGTGTTTACGGGAGCACTTTCTATTTATATGTTTATTGCGTTGCATGAGCTGAAAGGGTGGTATGTAATATTTATATTTATCACAGCCATTCTCTCCCTGATATTCTGCTTGTGCCTCTGTTATGGTATAGGTGATACAAGTAATAAGAAAGAGAAAGAAGGTGCGGAGTGATGGCAAGGTGTATATTGATGCGGATAAGTTTGCAGAAGAAATATGTAATTTTCCTGCAATAGATGAAGATTCAGCAAATGCGGTAATTTCTCTTTTGCATAGGCAACCAACAGCTGACTTTGTGGAAGTGCCTTGTAGATGTTCTAAGTGTGAACATCTTGAAATTATAAACAAAGAGCCTGTGTATGCAGAGTGTAAAAAGCAGAAACTTGCATTTTTGTTATGGCAAGCGGACACAAGAGAACACTTTTGCAGTTACGGGGAAAGGAGAGAGGAATAGTGGCTAAATTAAAACCCTGTCCTTTTTGTGGAGCAGATATGATGTATATTAGATTTCATACGGTGAAGTTTATGAAACCTACCATAAAAGCAATAGAGTGTTCCAGATGCGGAGCCATGATGTCAGCTGACATGAACACTTTGGATGAACCTTCGGAAATAGCGTTGCAAGATTATATAATCGACAAATGGAACACACGCACATCAGAAAGAGGTGAGGAGGGAATCGGATGAGGTATTTTGTTAAGAGGATAAAGTGGGAATTTGCGAATCGGAAATGGAAAAACTGTCGGGCAAAGAGGCGTGCACGATGGAGGGAATTCGGAATACCGTGGCAGGTAGGAGGTTTTTGGGGGAAATGATGAATAATGTTAAAGAAATTAAAATTACATACAAGGATGGTCGGGAAAAGGTTATAACAAGGGGAGTTTGTTTTTCTGTATATGAAGATGAAAAAGAGCTTCATGTCAGCTGTGATGGGGTATCAGGCGGAGAAGGTGATGTTGTTGCAGTTTTAGCAATTATATCACAGATTGCGACTGAAATGGGAATTGATGAAGATTTAGTTAATAAAGTTGAAAAAGGTGAAGCGGTATGATGGATAAAAAGGAGATTAAGAGGACGCTTATGGCTTATGCGGAGAGTGGAATGAAGAAAAATACGGCGGCAAAGAAGCTTTTTTTATCGGGAACCGGCTTTGAATATCGGCTTCGTCAGATAAAGAGAATTACGGGGAAGAATCCAAAAAATTTTTTTGAGCTTGCGGAACTGTTGGAAAATATCAACAATTCCTCCACCGTTAAATCCGTTCCTCTCCCTTTGCACAGGGGAGGATAAAAATGAAAGAGCCAATGTATAGATATTTTAAAAACAGAAATATGGCTTACGGTTGTCCCATAAATGGGTGGAATCGGATTAAGCTTAATCATCCGGATATTATTCCTCTGTATAATGCTTTTAAGGTGGCGGTTACGAAGGGGACAAGCCGTTCTCCTGTGTATGCTATCACGGAGCGGGAAATGAAGTTTTTTGAACATATATTATTTACTATGGAAAATTATGAAGATATGACGATTTCGGAGCGGTGCTTATACATAGAGAGGATGGTGAGGCGGTCGAAGGTTTATCGGGATAATCTTATACAGTTTAGCAGAGAGAAGGTGAGAAGAAATTTAGAAGAGGCTTATGATAATATGAGACTTAAACTTGCGATTCATAATGCAAGGAAAAATGTTTAATAAGAAAGAGGGTATAAAAATATGACAAATGAGGAAATTGCCAGAGATTACAGATTAGCAAAGGATAAAAATGCACAGGTTGGAATACTTGCGGAACTTAATGGCTGCAGGAAAGAGGATATTATAGATATTCTTATTGATGAGGAGGCTATAAGCGGTATTAAAAAGAAAAAGGAAAAGCCGGAAAAGACGAAAAAGGCGGATAAAGCTAAAAATGCGGTTTATTATGAAAAGCCTGAAGATAAAGATATTATCAGATGGTATAACGAAGGAATGAAGATGGCTGAAATTGCAGAGAGATTGGGTCTTACCTTCCATGTTGTTCAAAAAAGAATTGAAAATATGAAGAAGGTGGGAATTGTTGAATATCGTGGCAAAATAAAGCAAGGAAACAAGAAAATAGATATTGATGTTGTTGATTATGAGGAGGATAAAGTGACAACTGAAAGCAGTTGCGATGAGAATAGTGGGAACGGCAGTAAAGAGGAGACAATCCCTCAGTCAGCCAAGCTGACAGCTCCCTTTACACAAGGGAGCCAGGATAGAGAGATTGGTTCGGTGCACATTCATGCAGGAAATGTATCAATATTTATTAGTTTTAAATAAATAGGAGGGGAAAATACAATGGTTGGAAGTAAGTCCATTGAATATGAAAAAAAGATAGAAAAGGCAAAATACGAGGTTGCTGATGTTCTTAAAAACAATAATCTCTGCATTGGAGAAGCGTTAGTTGTTCTGAAGGATGTCAAAACTGTGATTTCAAACTCTTATCAGGGAAAACCTCTGAAAGAATTTATGTAGAGCCGAAAGGAAGGGTATAAATTATGAAAAATTTTGTTGAAATTGAGGTTGGGAAGATATTTCCTCATCCTAATAATCCGAGAAAGGATTTGGGAGATCTTACGGAGCTTTCGGAGAGTATTAAAGAAAACGGAATAATGCAGAATCTTACTGTTGTTAAAAGAGATGAGGAAAGCTTTACTGTTATTATAGGCCACAGGAGACTTGAGGCGTCAAAGCTTGCAGGACTTTTAACAGTTCCTTGCGTTATATCTAACATGGATGAGAAGAAACAGTTATCTACTATGCTTCTTGAAAATATGCAAAGAAGTGATTTGACAGTTTTTGAACAGGCAGAAGGCTTTCAGATGATGATGGATTTGGGGGAGACTGCAGCCGGTATTTCAAAGGCGACGGGATTTTCAGAAACAACCGTCAGACACAGGCTGAAGCTTTTGGAGCTTGACAGGGACAAGCTTAAAGAGACAGAAAACCGTGGGGCGACACTTTCGGATTACATAGAGCTTGAAAAGATTAAGGATATAAAAAGGCGAAACAGGGTTTTAGCTGACATTGGAACTTCGAACTTTAATTATTCACTCAGGAACGCACTTGAGGATGAAAAATGGGAAGAGAAAAAAGCAGAGATTATTGAACAGGTTTCTGCTTTTGCTGAAAAGACGGATAACACAAGCGGAATGGAATATGTTGCAGGTTATGGAAGATATAACTCAAGCAAAGTTACTATTCCAAAAAACTATGGAAGTGAACAATATTTTTACAAGATTGACGGAAGCTATATCTATGTATATAGGAAGAAATCCGAAAAAGAAGATGAGGCGGTTGAACAGTTTAAGCAGGAGCAGGCGGAAAAGAACAGGATAAGAGAAGAGAAAAAAGCGGAGCTTGTTGCGGCTTTTAACACTGCCAGAGAATTAAGAAAGAATTTTGTTTTTAAGTTTTCAAATACAGAAAAATTTAAAGATGAAATATTAAATTTTGTTTTTAAAACATTGTTGCATATGTCAGATGTATATGAAGGTGTTGAGCCTATTTATGAGCATTTTAAACTGGATGAGGAAATCAGCGCATTTGCGGCGGCGGATGAGATTGTTGGAGAAAAGCTGATAAAACCTCTTAATGCTTTGTTAGTTTCTTCTTATATATTAATAGAAGATACTGACGGTGAAAAAGATTATTATGATTATTACGGAAAATATAAGGCTAATGAGGGACTTGATGTCATATATGAGTTTCTTGTATCTATTGGATATGAGATGTCTGATACAGAGATTAAGCTTAAGGATGGAACATCGGAGCTTTATATTGAGGAATAAACGGGATAATAATGGGACAATTCCTCCACCGCTAAAGCGGTCCCCCTCCCTTTGCACAAGGGAGGCATAAAAAAAGGATTAACAGAGTCAAAGGGCGAGGTGCGACGAGATGAGGAAAGGATATACAAAGGTTTGTCCGGTATGCGGAAAGAAATTCAGGACAAATAATAAAAATCAAGTGAATTGCAGCAAAAGGTGTTCTTTAATCTACAGAGAACAGAAAAAGGGAACGCTTTGTTGGAGATGCAAAAATACTTATGATATTTGCCCCTGGTTTTCCGAGAATCCTTCTCCTTATCCCGGCTGGGTTGCCGAGAGGAGGGATGTTGATGGTGAGGAAAGTTATAAGGTTATAGAATGCCCTGGCTTTGAATCTACGAAGTGGGTATAAAGAGAAGTAATAAATGAGAAATACGCCCTGAAATATGGGCGTTTCTACCTCGATTAGTATATTATTTTCACGACCAACATAAGGACAGAGAGCTTTAGAAATTAAGGCGACAGATTTATGGAATAATTTATCTTATGGGTATAGGTCTTTATTTTTTATTGAGATTTAGTTTTTATTGAGCTTTATGAGGAAAGGGGCCGGAGTGTTAAGAAAACAGTTTGGTAAACTGTTTTTAATGTAGGATAGGTGTCGACCGTTAAGAAAACAGTTTGGTAAACTGTTTTTAGGACGATTGAGAGCCGACAGGCTCGGCAATAAAAGAAAATACAGAGTATTTTTTCTTAAAGATTTGTCACCGACTATAAAAAGAAAACTGATAGGTTTTCGACAGACAATCCCTCCACCGCTAAAGCGGTTCCCCTCCCTTTAGGCAAGGGAGGCTTTGAAGAGAAAAGGAATAACAGAGCAAGAAGGCGAGGTGCGACGATATGCCATACATAAAAGAAACAGTAAAATGCGTCACTCCGTTAAGAAAATACCCCAGTGGGGTGTTTTTAGGAGGGAAAAGGGAGCGACAGCGGACGAAGACATCAAAAAAATCCGAAAGGATTTTGTCAGAAAACACTCCGTTAAGAAAATACCCTAGTGTCGGGCGTTAAGAAAACAGTTTGGCAAACTGTTTTTAGCACGATTAGGAACGACAGTTCCGAATATCAGGTGTGGACAGATGCGCACATCTGTCCCTACAATGATGGTGCAATGTACCCGTTTTTAGGAGGGAAAAGGGAGCGAGAGCGGACGACATTGGAAACCTGAAAGCGTTTCCGACAGATAACCGCATTTTTATTTGATTAAACAAAAAGGGTGAAGGAGTAAAAAGTATGCCATACATAAAAGAAACAGTAAAATGCGGAGCGGTTATTGAAGTCAGAAAATATTACAGTGCGAGATACCGCAGACAAGATATCGAGGCACGGGAGGAAAAGGCTCTTGCGACAAGTGAAGCTCAAAGAAAAATCAATCTGAAGAACAGCGAGACAAAACTCCGGAGAATACTCAATGCGAATTTCAAGCCTGAAGATTTACATATCTCTTTGACTTATGACCCGAGAAAAAACCCACCGTCTTGTTTTGAAGATGCAAAAAAGAATATGCAGTTATTTTTCCGCAGGCTCAAAAGAAGATGCAAAAAAGAGGGAATCGAATTTAAGGCGGTTTATGTAAATGGTGTTGGAGCGAGAAGCTTTCACCATCATCTTGTTATATCAAAAGAGGCAGGAAAGTTTGTCAAGGAGTGTTGGAACTTCGGCAGACCGTTTTTTGTTATGCTTGAGGACAACGGAGATTATTCAGGACTTGCCTCGTATCTTGCAAAGCATTTTGAAAAGCTCATAAAACACGGAGAGGGGAAGAAATGGCACGAAGTCGGGGATATTATCCGACCGATTGTCAAAAAGGGAGTTGTTAAAGCAAATAAGTTTTCGGAGATACCGAGTGTGAAAGCCGGATATTATCTTGATGAAACTTCGGTTGAAATGGGAATAAACGATTTTTCGGGTTATCCTTATATCAGTTATCGATTAATAAAGATAGCTGAAAAAAGACTAAAAAGGAGGTGTTGATGATGAATATTTCTATAATTGGCGGAAGGCTCGTTGCTACACCTGTACTTCGGCACAATAATGATGGACAGGCTGTTTCAGAATTTACGGTTGCACTTAATGAAGGGGAAAGAACGGATTATGTTGACTGTGTTGCCTGGGGCAAGTCGGCAGAGTTTTTATGCAATTATTTTGAAAAAGGCAAGATGATTCATGTCGTCGGGAAAATCCGCACAAATGTGTGGGAAAAGTTTGACGGGGTCAAGGCAAAAGATGTTAAATTGAGCGTTCAGGAAATTCATTTTGGATGAGGAAGGGGAATAAATATGAATATATTTCAGAGAAAAAATTCAAAGAAAACGGAATATCTTAAGGGGGAGCTTCGCAGATATATTCACAGATGCGAGGTTTTAAATCAGGAGGTAGAGAAATGCAGAAAAGAGATTAAACTGCATCAGGGGGTTATTGATGCATCTGAGGCATATATGATTTATGTTATGCAAAAATGCGGGGTTAATTCGGTTGACCTTGATTTAAAAGAGGCGGTTTCTGTTTTGGATGAGGTTAAGGAAGGAAAGATTTGCGTTGTTATTGACACAGAAAAACAGTGTATCAGAATTGCTGATAAAATTGAGACAGAGAAATAGCGTTTTGGGTGTTTAATAATATTTTTCTACATAGGGATTGCTTTGCAATCCCTTTTTTTTAGGACACTTAAAAACTTGATCTACCGCTCTTAAAAATTAGTATGTTTTGAAAGTAGATTTTTGCAAAATTATTGTGGTATGCTTTAAATGAGGTGAGGTGATGAAATCGGAAAAACAACGAAAGAGCAAATATGACAAGATTGCGGAAAAGCTTGATGTTATTGCTTCATGGAAAAGAAACGGTCTTACCGATGAGGAAGTCTGGACACGGCTTGGAATAGCAAAGAACACATTCTATAAATACAAAAATGAACATCAGGAATTTTGCGACGCCTTAAAAAACGCACGGGAGGAGGCTGACCTTATTGTTGAGAATACAGCCTTTAAAATGGCTACGGGATATTTTGTTGAGGTTGACGGAAAAAAACAGTATGTTCCGCCGAATCCTACTATGACGATATTCTGGCTTAGAAACAGAAAGAGCGGGGATTGGAATAAACAAATCGGACACATTGACGGCAACACCCACGAAAGCGGAGGCGTTATAGAGATACCAATGGCAGATACGGAAATTATAGCAGATGCTGAAGAGTAAGGAAAAATTAAAAATACCGCTTTCGGTAAATAGGGCATCCCGAAAATAAGGCATTGCCGTAATTTTTGGGAAAGAAGAGCGACCGCCTGAAAATGCGATAGTCACTCCGTTAAGAAAATACCCCAGTGGGGTGTTTTTAGGAGGGAAAAGGGAGCGACAGCGGACGAGGGCAACAAAAAAATCCGTTAGGATTTTGTCATAAGTTTCACCGAAAGGGGAAACGGAGCAACAAGGCGAGTCGGGATGATGCGGAGGCGTTATAGAGATACCAATGGCAGATACGGAAATTATGAATGAAGCGGATGAGCGGGAGGAATAAAGATGAAAGTTGAAAATAATGTGAATGAAAACACGCATGAGAGGGGAGTTGAAGATACTCCGAAAATAGGGATAAAAGAAATTCAGTATGCAATGGATACGCTTAATGAATATAAGCGAGACAAGGCGGAACTTGAGGAGCGCATCCTTGAGGAATACAAGTGGTGGAAGATGCGTCATTGGGAGGCTATTGGAGATACGAATAAGAAAACTCCAAAGCCTGTTTCAGCTTGGATGTTTAATGTTATTGCCAACAAGCATGCTGATGCTATGGATAATTTTCCTGAACCGAATGTCCTGCCAAGAACTCGGGATGATGAAAAAGATGCAAAGACTTTGTCGTCTGTTTTGCCTGTCATTTTGGAGCGTAACAATTTTGAAAAGACCTATTCAAGAGCCTGGGACTATAAGCTTCGTCACGGGTTTGTTCCATACGGGGTTATATGGGATAATGAGGCAGAGGACGGTTTTGGAGACATAGTAGTTAAGGATCTTGATGCTTTAAATCTCTTTTGGGAAAGAGGAATATCGGATATTCAGGACAGTCGGAATCTTTTTATAACATCCGTGGTTGACACAGACCTTATCGAGAACGAATATCCGCAGTTTAGGGGAAAACTTGCGGGTGGAGGAAGTTTTGATGTTAAAATGTATGACGGAGAGGTTGATTTATCAAAAAAAACACTTGTTGTTGAATGGTATTACAAAGTCAGAACTAATGGGAAAAACATTCTCCATTATGTTAAATTTTCGGGAGAATGTGTTCTTTATGCGACCGAAAATGATGAGCATTTAAGAGAAATAGGACTTTATGAGCATGGAAAATACCCGGTTGTTTTTGATGTTTTATATCCTGAAAGCGGTTCGTGTACCGGGATTGGCATGATTGCAATAACAAAGTCGCCACAGCTTTACATTGACAAGCTGGACAGCGTTTTACTTGAAAATGCGGCACTTCATGCAAAGGCAAGGTATTTTACATCAAAGGGTGATGGAATAAACGAGGAAGAATTTTTGGATGCTTCAAAGACACTTGTTCATGTTGAGGGCAGTGTGTCAGATGACAGGCTTCGTCCTATTGAGGTTCCGTCTGTTGCAAATTATGCGATGAATATGCTTGAGTATAAGATTCAGGAGATGAAAGAAACATCATCAAATAATGATGCTACATCGGGGTCAGTACCATCCGGTATAACATCCGGAGCGGCACTTGCAACACTTCAGGAAGCGGGGAACAAGCAAAGCAGGGATATGATTGGTGCATCTTATCGTGTTTATACAGAAATATGTTATTTTGCTATTGAGCTTATCAGACAATTTTATGACGAGGCACGCTCTTTCCGCATAACAGGAGAGAGTGGGAAAACGGAATTTATTACATATTCAAATCAAAATATCAAATCGGGCGTGGGGCAGGCTTCCTATCTTGGGCAGAATGAGGCAGAATATGAATCGCTTTCAAGAAAGCCTATATTTGATATTAAGGTCAGACCGCAGAAGAGGAGTGCATATTCAAAGCTTTCTCAAAATTCTCTTGCACAGGAATTCTATCAGATGGGGTTCTTTAACCCTGAATTTGCGACACAGTCTTTAGCTTGTATAGAGATGATGGATTTTGACGGAAAAGAAAAGGTAAAGTCTATGATTTCGGAGGGGCAAACTCTTTATAAACAGCTTCAGCAAATGCAGTCAGTTATCATGCAACAGAGTCAGATGATTGCGGAAATGACAGGAGGGACAATACAGGGACAAGTGCCATATATTTCGGGGACGGAGAATATTAGTGGCGGAGCGGAAATGAAAAGCGGAAATGATTTAAGTTATGGAGAGAAGCTTGCGCAAAGAGCGAATGTGTCGGTTGAGTAGGGAGGGATAACACCTCACCACCGTCTGCGACGGAGCCTCCCCTCGAGGGGAAGCCTTTTAAAAGCGTTTTTACATATAGGAATAGGGGGAATTTCAGATGATTTGTGCGAAGTTTGAGAAAAAGGCGGATATGCACAAGGTTACGGTTAAGGGACACGCAGGTTTTGCACCAAGCGGACAGGATATTGTTTGCAGTGGTGTTTCAGCTGTTGTTTTTGGTCTTATAGGTTTTATTGATAATAATTCCGAACATATTCAGGAAAAGAAAATTCATTTTTCAGATGGGAATTTTGACCTTTTTATAATCGGAGATGAAAAGATTGATTCGGGGATAGAGTTTGCAGAAATTTCAATAGCGCAGATTGCGGAAAAGTATCCTGAAAATGTTAAGGTTGAGGTAATATGAAAACTATATGGAAACCGCAGAAAAAACAAGCAGAGTTTATGCAACGAGGAGAGTATGAAGCTTTCTATGGCGGAGCGGCAGGCGGGGGGAAGAGTGAGGCACTTATTATTGAGGCACTTCGACAGGTTGAAATTCCTCATTATAAAGGGCTTATTCTCAGAAAAACATATCCGGAACTTACGGAGCTTATTGACAAGTCTCAAAAATATTATAAGGCGGCGTTTCCGAAAGCTAAATACAATGACACAAAGCACGAATGGAGTTTTCCAAGCGGAGCGAAGATTAGTTTTGGGGCGATGCAACACACTAAAGATCGAACGAAATATCAGGGAAAGGCTTATGATTTTATCGGGTTTGATGAGCTGACGCACTTTTCTTATGATGAATATTCTTATTTGTTTTCAAGAAACAGACCTAATGGACCTGGCACAAGAGTATACATAAGGGCCACGGGAAACCCCGGAGGTGTCGGACATGGTTGGGTTAAGGAGAGGTTTATAACGGCTGCACCGCCTCTTACGAGAATTAAACAGACGGTCAATGTTAATTTCCCTGACGGAACAGTTAAAGAAATGATAAGGCACAGAATTTTTGTGCCTTCTACTGTTTTTGATAATAATGAGCTTTTAAACAATGATCCGACTTATCTTGCAAACCTTGCGCTCCTTCCCGAAGCGGAACGGGCGGCTCTTTTATATGGAGACTGGAACAGCTTTACGGGGCAGGTTTTTTCGGAATGGAAAGACGATAGTCAAAATTACAGGCACAGAAAAAACACTCATGTTATTGAGCCTTTCAAAGTTCCGGAGCATTGGGCGATTTACAGAGGTTTTGACTGGGGTTATGCAAAGCCTTTTTCGGTTGGCTGGTATGCGGTTGACCACGATAAGAGAATATACAGAATCCGTGAGCTTTACGGATGCACGGGAACACCTGATGTCGGGATTATGTGGGAACCGTCAAAGGTTGCGGAGGAGATAAGAAGGATTGAAAATGAAGATGTGAATATAAAGGGACGGAGAGTTATCGGGATTGCTGACCCTGCCATATTTTCAGACGACAGAGGAATGGGAACGTCTATTGCCTCTCTTATGGAAAAGGTCGGTGTTTTCTTCAGAAAAGGAAATCACGAGCGAATGGCAGGAAAGATGCAGTTTCATAACAGATTGGTTTTTGATGATAACGGCATACCTATGCTTTATGTTTTTTCAAGCTGTAAAAATTTTATAAGAACAATTCCTTCTCTTGTTTATTCACAGACGGATGTTGAGGATGTTGACACAAAAGGGGAAGACCATATATATGATGAGTGCAGGTATGTTTTAATGGAATATCCGATTTCTCCGCCACAAAAGAAAATTGAGATTGCGAAAGAGTTTAATCCTCTTTCAAAAAATCAGCCTCTTAATGATTATAATTTCTATCTTTAAAAATTAGTATGTTTTAGAAGTAGATTTTTTGAATATTGATATGGTATTATAAATTTAATGGGACACCTCAGAAATCCTCCCACCGTCTGTGACGGTCCCCCCTCCTTTAGGCAAGGAGGGCTTTGCAAAGGAGGATGGATATGGGGGAATAGGGTTCCCGAAAATAAGGCATTGCCGTAATTTTTGGGAAAGAGGAAAAACGGAGCGATAATGCGGATGTGCGAATAAAAATGAGCACGAAGCAAAGAGCGACTGTTTTGACAAAGACACGGGGGAAAGACCCCAGAAAAATAAGACACGCAGGAGAGACTGCAGAAGGATGTACCTTATGAAAATGTTTAATTTATTTCCACTTAATTTGATGTTGTTCTCTGATGAATCGGGAGATATGACAGGCTCTGATGTCGCAGACAATAACACAAACGAGGGAATGCAGGCGAGTAATGACGGCAACCGCCACCGTACAAAATCTGATGCAAAGGTTGTTTACGGGAAACAGGAGGGCATGCAGAATGTTTCCGAAACGGCAGATGAATCAGATGAAAAGCAGAAATTATCCTTTGAGGAGCAATTTGAAGCCATGATAAAGGGTGATTTCAAAGAGGCTTATGACAAAAAGGTTCAGAGCCATATCAAACACCGACTTGGTGATGTTAAAAAGCTTGAGAATGAAAACAGCGATATGAGAGCTGTTTTAAATGTTTTAGCTGACAGATACGGAACTTCTTCGCCTAAAGAACTTCTCCAAATGATTGAGGGGGATAACAAAATATGGGAAGAAGCGGCTTATGAGTCCGGAATGACAGTTGAGCAGTTCAGGGATATGAAGCAGACGGAGCGGTTAAAAAATGAATATCAGCAGAGGCTTGAGATGATGGAGCGAGAGGAAAGAGCAAAAGAGATATATAATAGTTGGCTTTCTGACGCTGAAATTGTTAAAGAGTCTTATCCTGATTTTGACCTTCCGACAGAGCTTCAAAATCCCGATTTCAGAGGGCTTATTCAAAATAATATTCCCATGAAAAAGGCTTATGAAACGATTCATTTTGATGAGCTTATGCAGGGAGTTTCAGAGTTTTCGGCAAAAAGAGCAGAAGAAAATGCAATGCTTAAAATTCAGAAACGACAGTCTCGGCCAAGAGAGAGCATAGCTTCAGGAAAAAGCGGAGTCATTATAAAGGATGATCCGTCAAAGCTTACCTCAAAGGATAGAGCAGAGATTATAAAACGAGCTATGAACGGCGAGAAAATTTCTTTTTAACAAACTAAGATCGGAGTCCCTATTACATTTAAGAGAGGAATGAGATTTTATGAAGAAAATTATCAGCAGGCTTTTTAGCTTGCAGTTGTTTGCTATTAACACGAATGTCACAACAGACAATACACCGGGAAATGATTTAAGTCCCGGAATGAAAACTTTTTACAGCGACCATTTGATTGAGCTTACTTCGGCAAAGCTTGTTCATGACCAGTTCGGTCAGAAGCATCCTATTCCGAAAAACGGAGGCGATATTATTGAGTTCAGAAAATATAATCCGCTTCCGAAGCTCTTAACACCTCTTCAGGAAGGTGTTACTCCGGACGGTCAGAAAATGGATATGACAAAGCTTACGGCTAAGGTTAAGCAGTATGGTGGTTATATTGCTCTTTCCGATTGGCTTGTTCTTACTCATATTGACAATACTATGGTTCAGGCAACCAAGCTTATAGGTTCGCAGGCAGGGAGAACTCTTGACACTCTTACAAGAGAGGTTATCAATGCAGGAACATCAGTTTTATATAGCGATAACCTCAATCTTAATGCAAGACATCTTCTGTCGGGCGGCAGCGAGGATGAAACTGAAAATCAGTACATATCTGTTAAAGCTATTCAGCTTGCAACAAGATTTTTAAAGAATCAGAATGCAGAGCCTATAGATGACAGCTTTGTTGCAATCATTCATCCTGATATTGCATTTGATATTATGCAGGATAAGAGATGGATTGATGTTAAGCAGTACAGCGACCCTAAAGATATTTATGCAGGAGAAATCGGGAAGATTGCAGGGGTTCGCTTCGTTGAAACAACAGAGGCAAAAATTTTTACTGCAGAGGATTTGTCTGAAAATAGCAGAAATCTTACGGTTAAGAGTGTCAGCGGTAATACTGTTACAATAAATGAAACTCTTACGGAAAAAGATAGGGCAGGACTTGCAGGAAGAGATGTTTTAATCGGTGTTGCAAAATATGGAGTTTCTTCTGCCACAGAAAACGCTCTTATTCTTACCGAAGCACCGACGGCAGAAGGCGGAACAGTTATTTATCCGGGCGAAGCAGGAGCAAAGGGCAGAGCGATTTATTCAACACTTGTTGTTGGCGCAAATGCTTACGGAACAACCGATATAAACGGCGGCGGTCTTGAGTTTATAACTCATCAGAAGGGCCGTGCAGGCTCTGCAGATGCACTTAATCAGAGAGCAACGGTTGGTTGGAAGGCTTCAAAGGCTGCTGAAATTTTGGTTGAGCAGTATATGGTAAGAATTGAGACCGCTTCCACATTTGACGGCGCTGCCAATTAAGGAGGATTTATATGGCTAAAGAAGAAAATAAAGTGGTTAAGGAACAGGCAGAGGAAATGAATCCTAAGGGCAATCCTTTAGATGATGCCTTAAAACAGGCGAAGGAAATCGTAGCACTTGCAACGAAAAAGGCGGAAGAGATAATCGCAAAAGCTGAAAAGACAGCGGGGAACAGCGAGGTAGCAGCTAAACTTCCTTATGACAAGCGTCCCGAAATTCTTGCTGAAATTAAGAGGGGCGAGGACAGTGTTGATGCTTATCTTTTTTCAGATAATGACAAATATAAGGATGATGTTTATGTGTCCATCGGCGGAAGCAACATCTTAATCAAAAGAGGTGTAAGTGTTAAAATTCCGAGAAAATATGATGCAATTATCAAGCAGGCACAGAAACAGAACAATGTTGCAACGGCTTATGTTGATAGTCTTGCCGGAAAAAACATTGAAATTAAAGGATAATCATAATTTTATACCTACTACAAAAGAGAAAGGCACGTACAATTTGTTTTGTATGTGCCTTTCGTGTAAAAAGGGGGGAATGAAAAGCGGAACTTTTCGAAAGACAATCCTCCCACCGCTAAAGCGGTCTCCCCTCCTTTACACAAGGAGGGCTGACGGGAGAGAAAGGATTTGAAGATGGATATTAAGATACAAATTGAGGGGGACAGAATTAAATCTGTTTCAAAAAAAGAGGTAGTTGCGGGAAACCTTGAGTCATATAAGCTTATTTTTGAATTTGACAGGGAATGGGATAATCTTATAAAGCTTGCGATATTTAATGTTGGAGAAGTGTTTAAGAGTGTTCCTATTGAAAATAATGAGGCGAATATTCCTCCGGAGGTGCTTAAGGGTGTTGGGACTGTTTATGTCGGAGCGGTAGGTGTTGACAGCACAGAGGAAACCAAAAAGAGAATTTCTGTACATCCAAAGCTTTTTGACGTTAAAAACGGAAGCTTTTCCGAAGAAATGGCGGAGGCGGAAACTCCTGAGCAGACAATGTGGGAAGAATATCTTAAAGTTATTATGGGATATGTTGAGTCTGCTAAGGCTTCTGCGGAAACGGCGAAAAATTATACAACTCCTTATGTTGGGGAGAATGAGAACTGGTATGTGTGGAATGATGAAACAGGCGAATACATAGACAGCGGAAATCCGTCAAGAGGGGGAGATGGGAAGCAAGGACTTCCGGGAAAAGACGGAATTGATGGAAAAGACGGCGTTTCGGTTTCACATTTTTGGAATGGCACAGTGCTTACAATTTCCTCTGCATCAGGGACAAGCTCTGCCGACCTTAAAGGGGAAAAGGGTGACGGGGCGGATATCAAAATTGACACCGAAATGTCGGACGAATCCGAAAACCTTGTGTCAAACAAGGTTATAAAAGAGTATGTGGATAATGGTCTTATTCCTAAATATGAGATTTGGCAACCGGGGAAGGTGTATAAGGTTGGCTCTGCGGTATTTGCTTTGGCAACGATAGATGATGTGGCTCAGACTGTTGGGATGATTTGCACTAAGGAGCACACATCCGATACGGTTAATGGGGATATTGGCGGTGGTTACTGGGAGATTCAGTTATTTGTTGCAAATAAATCGGTTACTGATGCGGAAGGCAATATTATCCACGAGACATATGCTACGAAAAGTGAGAATATCCGTAAATTTGAGGTGTGGCAACCGAATACAGAATATAAAGAAGGGGCAAATGTAGTAGCCTGGGTTGAAAATGAAGACGGATATATAGAGGTAATGTTATTGACTTGCAAATTGGCACACACATCTGCTGACACCAGTTATCTATATGATTATGCAGTAGATGTTGAGGGAGCAGTGATGTCTGATTATTGGACGTATGCCAATATTAACTCATATTCGGCAAAAACTGATGCGGAAGGTAAGATTATCCATGAAACATATGCTACAAAAGAAGAAGTCGGAGACATTGAAACTGCTCTTGATAGCATATTGGCAATACAAGAGGGAACTAACGGGGGTGGTGGCTTATGGACATAGCCGAAAAACTTGTAAAAATTGCTGAAAATGCACAAGCGGACAAAACATCAATTAAAAATAAAGATAACAAAATTACAGAGTTAAATTTAGAAAATTTGCATTTGACAACTCTTGACGATAGGGCAAAAAGCGAAGCAACACAACTTTTACAAGAACAAGACGGATATATTGGTGATAGTTGCGAAATAATCAGTTCTGACGAAGCTTTTTATAGTATCGAAAAGGCAAGGCAACGAAATCCTTTAGTTTACGAAGCTGGGAAAACATCCGAATATGATAGGTTTTGGGATAATTATCAAAATAACGGAGAGCGGAAGAATTATAATTATGCTTTTCAATCACCTTGCTGGACAGATGAAACATATAAGCCGAAACATTCGATTGTTGCAAGTTCGGCTACAAATTTATATGTTAGTAACAAAAATATTACAGATACCCAAGTTACGATTGATTTAAGCGGTGCTTTTATTAACAATACATTTTCTTATTCGGGGTTAAAAACAATAAGAAAAATTATTGTTAATGAAAAAACAACACACGCAAAAGATACAACGGGTGCGACAAACGGATTTAACGGGATTTATGATTTAGCTGAGGTTACATTTTCGGGCGTTTGGATGTGTGGTGATTTAAATATTGGATATTCTCATTATCTTTCAAAGGCGAGTATTATAAGTATATTTAATGTGTTATCGGAGGATGTTGAAGGTTTGACGCTTGAAATAAGCAGACAAGCTGTAAATAATGCCTTTGGAATTGATGTTGATGATGATACAACCTTTCCCGAAGGTAGCGAATATTATAATTTAAGGTGGTCAAAAGGAAATTGGCATGTAAATTATATTGGATAAGGAGTTGAAAATATGAGAAAAAAAGTTACTTTGTACGCAGATGAAGGAATGGTTATAACAGACGGAATAAACTACGGAACAACAATATCGGTTGCAATTAATGGTGACGATAGTAAGTATTACGAGATAACCAAAGAGGAACACGAGGCAATTATGGAAGATAGGAGAAAGGCTGCGGAGGAATATGCTTAATGAAGAAGGAATTTGATAAAACCATACTTGACTATGGTGGGGAGCTTCCCGATGAGGTGACAATTCCCGATGAGAATATTCCGCCAACTCATAATCAGCATATCGGGACAACCTCATATCAATGTATGGCTTATGCTACGGCAGGGATAATGAGGGTATTACATAGAATATGGACGGGTGAGGATATAAAATTCTCTGTTGCATATATCTATGGCAAATACAGAAAGGAAGCAAACAGAGAGGGAAAGCCTATGTTTGTGTCAGACCTTATACCCGGACTTGTAAACGGTGGGGCAGTTCCTTTTGATATGATGCCTGACCTTAAAGAGCCTGAAGAGTGCTTTGATTATGTTGTGGCTCATCCGGAGCTTGAAGAAATTGCAAAGCCTTATGCGGATATGTTTGAGGGATATGTTAATCTTAAGGATAAAACAAAGCTTAAAACCTTTGAAAATATCAAAAAGGCACTACTTAAATGTGGTTTGCCTTTATATGGTGAAATGGTCGGGCATGGGGTAATATTTGTAAAATGCAAAGGCGATTATGTATATTACCGAGACAGTGACGGAAGCAAGAATTTAAAAAAGTTACACTATAAAGATATAAAGGAGGCTTATGCTTTTATTATGGCAGATAAGGAGAAGAAAGAGGATGAAAAAATGAATATTATAATTGAACCTGATTTTTTCTGGAATGGTACTTTGCAGAAGCGTTCAAAAACAGATTATATTATCTTGCATCATAGAGCAGGAAACGGAAATGTTGAGAGTATTCACGACCAACATTTAAACCAAGGATGGGCAGGCATTGGTTATCACTTTTACATAAGAAAAAATGGTGATATTCATAAAGGCAGACCTATCAATACAATCGGTGCGCATACGGAGAATTTAAACTCTGTTTCGGTTGGAATTTGCTTTGAGGGGAATTACCATGATACAGATAAGGCTATGCCAAATGCACAGCTTAAAGCAGGGCAGGAGCTTATAGCATATCTTAAGGGGATTTATCCTAATGCGGAAATAAAAGGGCACAGAGATTTTAATGCAACGGGATGCCCCGGACAGTATTTCCCCTTTGATGAGATAACAAATTTTACAATAGAAAGTGAGGATGAAGATATGAAAATTTACAATACGGTTGAGGAGTGTCCGACATGGGCGAGACCATATATTGAGAGGGCGAAGGCTTTAGGTTGGATAAAGGGCAACGAAAAGGGTGAATTAAATCTTGATGATAACAAGATTTGGACACTTGTTGTTATGCTTCGTGCACATAAGATTATGGAGTAGCAGAGAGGAGATTGTTATGGAAAAGATAATGGATAAAATAAATATGGCGTGGGGGCTTACGGTTGCGGTGTTTTCCACGATTTTCGGGGACCATTGGTATTTGTTTGCGGCATTTTTAGCTTTAAATGTTGCGGATTACATAACGGGAATAATCAAAGCAAAGCTTTCTCACACAGAGAACTCCAACAAGGGACTTAAAGGTATTGTTAAAAAGGTTGGATATTGGGTTGTTATTGCAGTTTCGTTTTTCATCGCCTTTTATTTTACGGATATGGGGCAGATGATAGGTGTTGATTTAGGCTTTACGACAATAATCGGGTGGTTTACTCTTGCCACCTTTATTATAAACGAAATCCGCTCAATTCTTGAAAATCTTGTTGCGATTGGTGTTGATGTTCCGCCTTTTCTCACAAAGGGGCTTGAAGTTGCATCGGAAAAGCTTAAGAAGGAGTGAGAATAACGATAAGTTTTCGACAGACACCTCATCCACCGCAAGCGGTATTCTCTATTGTTGGTGCTTTCAACACCTCACCACCGCCTACGGTTAGGTTTTTGATAGACACCTCATCCGTCACTCCGTAAAGAAAACAATCCGGTGAATTGTTTTTAGGAGGGAAAAGGGAGCGATAGCGGACGAGGACAACAAAAAAATCCGTCAGAATTTTGTCAGACACCTCATCCGTCAGCTAAGGCTGACACCTTCCCCTCAGAGGGGAAGGCGGGAGAACGGAGCAAAAAGGCGAGTCGGGACGACAAGGGGAAGCCTTCAGTCGAGGGGAAAGGAGTATTAAATGAATATAAATAAGGTTATTGAAATGACAGATGAGGTTAAACCGAATATTTTAAGTGATGAATTGAAATTTTCGTGGGTTTCCTCTCTTGATTCGAGAATAAACCGTGAGGTTTATAAAAGAAATGAAGAAATTATATATCGGAGCGGAGAGGATGGGGAGAGGGAACTTCTTGTTTCTTCTCCTTATGATGATATATATTTTTATTATGCTTGCGCTATGATTGATTTTTCAAATAATGAAATAGCGGAGTATAACAACAATATGGCGCTGTTTAATGAAATTTATAGTGCATTCACAAAGGATTATATAAGAAATAATATGCCCGATAATTCAGGTGGCTTTTCAAATGTTATTTAAGGGGGGATTTTATGTTACTTCCAACTCTTTTGGAAACCAAAAAAAATAAACGACAGATTATTTCCTTTGGGGGAATAAACCGGACGGATAATTATCAGGAGGGAGAGCTTGCGGAGTGCAAAAACCTTTCTTCGGAGAGGTTTCCTGCATTATATCCTTCAAAAAAGGATGTTTCTCTGTGGAGGGAAGATGGGCTTACGGATGTTTTTTGGCACAAAAAGGGGTATCTTTCAATTATTAACAATAAGGTCAGCTTTACAAGATATGTGGAAAAGGAAAAAACAAAGCTTTGTGAGGAAGGCTGGCGGCCTTGCTTTACATATACGGGAGCGACACATAAAACAAGCGTTTCATATTTATTTGTTAAAGATGATGTGACGATAAATTCTGATTATGCCTTGCTTGAAGGGGAATATATTTGTTTTAAGGATAAAAGCGATGCTCTTTTTGAAGTAACGGGCGGCGGTACGGCGGATTATGATATAAGGATAAACAAAACAGACACAACCGGAACAGTTGCCTTTTCATCTTTGGGAATTGTTAGTGGGGACAAAATTTACAGATATTGTCATGGCGGAGATTATCTTACGGTTGTTGATGCTTCCGAAGGGTCAAGAACGGTTGCGATTAGAGAACCGCTTGAAGCAGAAGAAATTGAAAATTTAAGGGGTAAACAATTAAAGATAGACGATACGGAAATATATGTTACAGAGGGGCAAAATTATAACGGAATAACTTATCTGACATTTGACAGAGATATTTCTTCCGATTTGTCCGACAGTCGGATTTATTTATATGAGGCTTATCCTGTTGATAATGATTTTACGGAGCGGACAGAGCTTATTGAAGAACCGACAGGGACAGAGTTTTGTGATAAGGAATATGTTTTATATAAAGACACATATACGGGAGCTCTTTCGGAGGGGAAAAGGGAGATTGTTTCATCGGGAGATTGCATTTGTATTTTTCCTGATAAGATAATGTATGATTTGGGGAAATTAATGTTTTCCGAAATGGAAGAAAAGAGGGTGTGTTATCCGTCTGATACTAATAGCTGGGAGTTCGGAACAGATTATTTTATGTATACACCGAACAGTTTTAAGGATTATGGGTTTGAAGTCGGTGATGCGGTTAGCTTTTACGCATCGGGACTCAAAAATGACCGAGATATTGAAGATTCGCTGAAAAGTAACTGCATAACAGCTGTTATAAGGGATATAGATTATGATAATGATAAGCTTATTTTCAACTCAAATACTTTTGCGGCATACACTCCGTCACTTGATGTCAAAATTATAATAAGACGAGAGGTGCCTGATTTAGAGCATTTATGCTCCCGAAACGGAAGGTTATATGGAGTTGAAAAGAACATAATTCATGTTTCAAAGTATAATTCCCCACAGAATTTCAAGTTCTTCCAGGGCGGAGCTTCGGACAGCTATTATATTGAGGTATCTTCCCCGGGAGAGTTTACGGCATCGGTGCCATATTCCTCATACATACTGTTTTTTAAGGAAAAGGAAATAATCAAGCTTTACGGGGAGAAGCCTTCCGAATTTCAAATTGTTTCAACTTCTGCAAACGGAGTTATGAAGGGGTCGGAGCGGTCGGTTGCAGAGATTAACGGGGTTATCTATTATCTTGGAATTGACGGGGTTTATGCTTATTCGGGAAGTTATCCCTTTAAGATAAGCAAAAAACTTTTCGATGAGGGGCTTTCAGGCGGAGTTGCTACCAGAAACGGCTCTTTATATATTCTTTCGGCAAGAACAAAAACGGGAGAATATAAAACCTATACTTATGACACGGAAAATGGAATATGGCTCACGGAGGAGAGAGGAGAAGTTGTTAAATATTTGATGTTTAACGATAAAAATGCTTGTCTTAAAGGGACTGAACTGTATTTGCTTTCGGAGGGGGAACGAGGAGAGTTTTTTGCGGAATTTTGCCCGATAAATGAAAATGATGTTTATAAGAAAAAGTATCAGCGGTTTTATTTAAGGGCGGAGCTTTCGGAGGGAGCAAGGCTTATTGTTGAGGTCAGCTTTGATAATGCGCCTTTTAGGGAAATAAAACAGATTTTTCCGTCTAAACGGCAGGTTATAAATATTCCGATTTTCCCAAACAGATATGATACGGTTAAAATAAGGCTTTTGGGAAAGGGAGAGGTTAAGGTTTTATCCCTTATGAGAGAGTTTGTTGAAGGTAGTGAAAAATAGAAAATGACACCTCACCACCGCCTACATACCGAGCCTCCCCTCAAGGGTCGACCGTTAAGAAAACAATCCAGCGTCACTCCGTTAAGAAAACATATCGGTGATATGTTTTTAGGAGGGAAAAGGGAGCGACAGCGCACGAAGACAACAAAAAAATCCGTCAGGATTTTGTCAGACACCTCATCCGTCAGCTAAGGCATACCCACCTTCCCCTCAGAGGGGAAGGCGGGAGAATGGAGCACGAGTCGGGACGACAAGGGGAAGCCCTTTGAATGCGTTTCTACCAAGGGGAAGCCTTCAGTCGAGGGGAAGGCGAGTCGGGACGACAGTTCCGAATATAAAAAGAAAACCATTTAGGTTTTCTACATAAAGAAGGTAATAAAATGATTTATTTGGAAGATTTAAGAGAATTTGATGAAAATATGAATTCCGATGAAAAGCTCAAGGTTGTTCTTGATTATTTAAAAACTATGAAGGATTCATATGAGGCTTACTTAAAGGGCTTGGAGCAACGGATTGAGAAACTGGAAAAGGAGTCGGAGGGTTAAGAAAATAGTTTGGTAAACTGTTTTTAGGGCGATAAGGAGCGGACAGTTCCGAATATGAAAGGAGAACGCTATGATACAGTTAAATGCAAATAAAAAGAAAAAAGAGGTTTATGGCCCGACAAGGGAAAATTCGGAGAAAATATCGGATAATGTTATGCAGAGTGCTTTGAGAAGATTTCAAAGCACTCCGGAGATTGCGGCGAGGAAGAAAACTTTCGAGGCTGACAGGGCGAAATTTTTAGCAGATAATACTCTGAAGGGGATGACAACACCCACCTTCCCCTCGAGGGCAAGGCTCGTTGAAAATCCTGAAGAGGTTATTAAAAACGGAATTAAAAATAAAGTTCCGGTTAATGAGCTTATGCCGGTATGGAATCAATATTGGGGAGAGGTTCAGGAAAATGTCAAAAATGACCCGTCTCTTGCACCTTATATGTATAATCAGACTTATCGGGATTGGCAAACTTATACGGGTCAGGATTCGGATATAAGTGAACAGATAAAAAGTGCCATTGCCCGTGGGGCAGATCCATTTGAGGTTGAACAGCTTCTCTCAAAAAGAACTTATAAGGCAACGGAAAATCCTTATCTTTCCGATTATGCATATGATGATGTTTATGAAATGGCGAGGGAATATATTGAAGAAAATCAGAAGGAATATAAGGATAATTATAAAGATGAAATTGCTGAAAAAATGGCAAATCGAAATAAGCCTTTTTCCTATTCTGTTACAGACGACCCTCTTTATCAGCAGTATCTTAAACAGGCAAGAGCGCAGGGGAGAATGGCAATGGAGGATACCTTGTCCGAGGCGGCAATCGGCGCCGGCGGAATGAACTCTTATGCCGTTGCAGCTGCACAGGGGATGAATAACAACTATATGCAAAAGGTTAATGATGTTATCCCTGAGCTTTATCAGCTTGCATACAATAAACATCTCAATGAACAAAATCGTCAGGCAGAGGATATAAGCTTGATGATGGCTCTTGAAAATCAGGATTATAACAGATGGGCCACGGAGAGAACAAGAAATGATGAGCTTGAAAATCTTATTTATGGACGGACTCTTAATGATGAAAATACGAAATATCAGAGGGATGTTTATGAAAATCAGTTAGATTATGAACGAGATGTTTATGCTGATGAGAGAGATTATGCCCGTGAAATAGCAGAAAGAGAATGGAACTACGCTATGGAAAACGATAATTTTGAAAAGGCTATGGCATTTGCAAAGATTGGTGTAATTGATGAAAAATCAATAGCGGGGAGCGGAGTTCCGAGAGAGGTTTTTGAGCAGGTAAAAAATATTGCTCTTGGAAATGCAAGCCGCAGCTCCGGCAGCCCTACGGCGATAAATGGAGTATCATCGAAGGATGTTGGCAATAGTTTGGGAAATATTGCCGGTGAAATAGGTGAAAGGGCATTAAATTTAAAGGAAAAGACTTATATCATCGGATATGGATTTGCGAGTGATGAAGAATTCGATAAACTTGTTGCTGAAGGGAAGATAGGTCAGGATGAAGATACAAAAGTGTTTCATTATATAGGATAGGCGGAGGATGAGATATGGCAATAAGAAAGCTAACTATTGAAGAAGGTCAGGCATATTTAAAGAAGAAACAAACGAGAGCGGCAACAGGGAAAACAATAGCTGAACCAAAGACTACCGAAAAGGTTTTTACAGAGTACGACCCGTTAGTAGGTGATAGCAGGCAAAGATATGAAGACCGAATTATGGCAGGGGAATACCTGCCGGAATTCGGGTCTTATGAATACTTTGTTCAAAGGGAAAAGGAAGTTGGCAAAAGGTTAGACGAGCTTGAAGATATGGTTCCAAGTGATGTCGAGAAGATTATCAGAAATTATTGGGAAGCAAAAGAGAATGGAACATTAGCATACGGTTACTCTCATGCGGCTCTTGCGTCAGAATCAGATCTGAGAAAGCTTGACAGGGCACGTGAAGATTATAAACAAATTAACGATTATCTCGAAAAGTTTGAAGAGGACGATAAAGGGGTTGAACTGACTAAGGACGGAGAAATAGATGTTGATGCCGGCATAAAAAAAGCGGAAAAGAAAAGCGAAATAGCTAACAGATTAAGTCGTGCGACAGGTGTGCCTGCGTATTTAACGCTAAATAAGAATTATACCGGTGGGAAATATGATGAAGCAAGAAAGCATAACAAGGAGGCTCTTTTAGCGACTGAAACAAAACTGGCTTATGAGTATTATGACGATAATAAGGATAATGATTATTCCGACAACTTTATTAGTCGTGCAATAGGAAATTATAAGCTGGGAAGAATCGGGGTAAAAACCAATAAAGCAGGAGCTTTATCCTATGGACTTGGGACTGATGACCTTGAGGCCGTGGAGGTTTATCAGGCACTTTCTGATAAAATATACAATAACAATAAGAAAACCTTTGAAAATGGATGGGATGCACCGACTGATTTTTGGCGAAATGCACCTATGCAGGTTGACCAATTTTTATATAGTATCGAGGGAAGAATTTTGGGCGGTGCGGCTGGTTTGGCTGTTGGAGGTCTTACAGGTCTTAAGCAAGGTCAGAAACTGGGGGCTGCTTATACTTCCGCTAAATATATGCAGTCTCAAACGGTCGGTGCTTCATATATTCGACTTCTTCAGGAGGAAAAGCTTTCTGTTGAGGATGCAAAGGTTTTGGCTGAAAATGAGGCTTTCTTATCGGGTCTTGTTGAATTTGGTCTTGAATACGGAAGTGAAATGCTTTGGGGTGGCGGAAAAGCTGTTAAGGGTGCAATCTCAAAAAAGGCAGGCAAGGAAATTTCGGAAGAAGCTACAGAGGAAGCTTTCGGGGAAATAGGAAAAAGCTTTGCTCAAAAGCTTGTAAAGAGAGGAATGAGCGAAAAAGGAGCGGAAAAGGCGGTCAGACTTGCAAAGACAGCAGGAAAGCTTGGGCTTGAAGCACTTGGTGAAGGAACAGAGGAAGGTCTTCAGGAAGCGGTCAGCATAGCAACCGACAGAGTCGCAAGAAACCAGGGAAGCGGAAGCAAGGGGGATATAATTAAAGAGGCAGTAAACTTTTCCGCATACACAGATGAGGAGTTAGAGCAGATTTGGGAGAGTGCGAAGGCAGGTGCGACGGTAAGCGTTGTTGGTGCCGGATATAAGGCGGGAATAAATAAGGTTACAAATAAGGTTATAAATAAGGTTGCAGGTGAGCCGTCGAGTTACAGGAAAAATAGTAAAACGGAAAATGTTATTGAGGTTGAAGATGGGAAAAAGGTTAAATATGAATCTGTTTCGTTTAGCAATGAGCAAAGCCGGAGCGGTGATACAGTTTCTCTTGCAAAGAAAATTTGGGATAAGAGAAATGATGTTATAAGTGGAGAAAATGTTTTTGAGGTTAATGAAAGCTCTATTGAAAAAGCGGAAACACCATCTATGGGAATATTTAATCTTTTCAAAAAGTGGGGCGGAAAGGTTGTAAACCCTGAACTTGGAACTGTTGAATTAAACAAAAGAGGTGCAAAGGATACCACTCTGCATGGTATTGGAAAGGAAAAGTATATTGCTTCTGCGGCAATTAAGGATGTTATTGAAAAGGGGAAAATAATTGACAAACAGAAAAACTGGAAAAGCAGAGGTTATGACACCTATGTTATAGCGGCAGAAGGAAATGTTAATGGAGAAAAGTCTCTTGTTGGTGTTGTTGTAAAAAACTATCCTAATAACCCTAAGCTAAACAATAAGTTTTACATACATGAAGTAATAAAATTGGGAGCTACCTCCGCCCAGGTCGGTGAGAATAGTGATTCTACCGATTTCCATGGCATGGAGCTTGCTCCCACAAATACTATATCACGTTCTGATGAAAAAGTCAAGGTTTCGGGAGTTGAGCTCTTAGAGAACGGCAAGAAGATTTATAATACAATTAAGCCGGGTGGAGATGCGGAAAGTTTTAACAAGGCGGTTTCGGAATACTATAAAATGGGACTTTCGGGGATTAGTTTTGATAAAGCGAGAGAAATTGTCGAGCAAAATCCCTCCACCGCTAAAGCGGTCCCCCTCCCTTTAGGCAAGGGAGGCATTTCTGAGATTGATGCAAGGCGGATACATAATGCCGGGATGAAAGACGGAGCGAGGAAGCGGAGCGGCGGAGTTGTTGCATCCTCGGAAATAAGAAAAAAGGTTGGGGATAAAACTGTTAATGCTCTTGATAAAATTGCAAAGAAGCTAAATCTCATTATTGATTTTGCTGACACATTAGGAAGTGACAACGGATTATATAAGGATGGAAGAATCACCATTGCACTTGATAGTGATAAACCTTATATCGTTGTTGCCTCTCATGAAATAACCCACCACATAAAGGAAACGGCATCAAAAGCGGTTTGGAATAAATTTCGGGATATAGCAGTAGCCTACGAGGCGAAAAAGGCAGGAATGTCAAAGGATGAACTTATCCGAGGAAAAATAAGACTTTATAATGATAATGGGAAGGCTATCAATAAAGAGGATGCAATGGAAGAAATTGCAGCTGATTTTACAAGCGAGGTTTTCAAGGATGATAAAGAGCTCAATGAGTTTCTTTCAAGGACTTCGATGGAGAGCCGGGAAAACAGAAATGTTATAAAGAAATTCTTTGACAGCATAAAAGAGGTTTTAAGTAAAATCAGCGACCTTATCCCCCGTTCCGATAAAGTTACTCTTGAAAATGCCATAGAGCGATTTGAAAAGGTATATAATTCCGCTGTGAATAATGTTGAGCAGGGGAAGAAACCGGACAGCGGAGCGGTTAAGTATGATGTGAAAATGGGAAAATATGATTACACAAAATCTTTTGAAGAACAAATCGAAGATTTTAAAAGTGGGAAAATACCACAGAATGACACTCTTCTTATTGGAGGAACATCAAAAATACTTCAGAAGATTGGATTTAATTCTCTTCCAATGACAATAAATCAGACACATGTTGATTATGCTTTGAATGGTACAAAAGATGCGGACCATCATCTTGGTGAAGGTTTTTTGAAGAGCTTACCGATGTTGTTGGAAAGTCCTGTGGCAATAATCAAAAACAGTAATACAAATAGAGTGACTATAATTGTTGCTCATAAACATAGAGGAAAATCTGTTATTGTTCCTATTGAAATTGATGGGTATGGAAGGTTGAACGATATTCGTATTGATAGTAATGCGATAACAACGACATTTGCAAAAGGAAATATATTAGGAAGTTTATACGATGCAATAATGGATGAAATAAATCAGACAGGAAAAAACTTGTATTATTGGAACAAAAAAGAAGCCCAGACTCTACTGCAGAGGGCTGGGTGCCAATTACCCAGTGGTCTGCCTCAAGAAGGCTTCATACATAGTATACGCGAAAATGGAACAAATGTCAATCCGAAATTTAAAAATATTACAGAAACACAGCAATTTAAACGTTGGTTTGGAAAGAGCAAGGTTGTAAATGAAGATGGAACACCAAAGGTGGTGTATCATGGAAGTTATGCTAATTTTACAATTTTTGGGAATGGAAATAAACACTCAAAAGCTCCTGAAGGAGCACATTGCTTTACAGATAGCGAGGATGTTGCGTATTCTTATACTGGTTACAAAAACAGAGTTGATTTGAATTCGGATAAGAGTTGGAAAGGTGGAGTATATCCGGTTTACTTAAAAATGAATAAACCATATGTTGTTGATTTTAAAGGTGAAACATGGAATTCCAAGGAAATAATAGGGAAAGATATCAATGAAATAATTGAATACGCAATGAAGAATAACTATGATGGAGTTATTGCAAAGAATATTATTGATCCAGGTGGTTATGGGGATATCAACTGGGATGAAGAAAATTCCCATAAAAGTGCAACGGATTATATCGTTTTTGCTCCAACACAAATTAAATCGGCAACAGATAATATAGGAACTTTTGATAAGGAAAATCCTGATATTCGTTATTCCGTAAAAGGAGCATCGAATTCCGATATAGCTGAAAGGCGGAGAATAGATGCAGAAAATCAACGGGTTGAGGAGCTTTATAATGCTATTGATGAGCAGAATATAAATGCTGACAGCGTTGATGAGTTTACGGAGCGGTTTATGAAATACACTTCTTCGACTGCTGAAAAAGGAAAGCTTATAGGTGAATTTTCCGAGCTTCTTAATATGATTAAGAATAAAAAGGGTTTTGCAGATATTAAGGAAAAGGCTTTGGAAATTGCGAGAGAGCTTGCGGAGAGTGCGTTGGCGCTTAATGACGGGGAATATGTCCGATATAAGGATTTGAGAAACTTTATTCGGAAAGAGAAAATTGCTATAACCGATGAAATAAAGAATGAATTTAGCGGAGAGTTTGAGTCTTTCAGAAAATCCAACATGGGAAGTATGCTGTTTTCTTATGAGGGCAGAGGGATAGATACCATATACGAGGAATTATCTCTTGATTATCCCGAGTTCTTTGATTCTGAAACGGAGCGAGGACCAAAGGAACAGATTGAAAAGATTTCGGAGGTTCTTAAGAGCCTTAAGCCGACTTATGAAAATCCGTATTCTTCTGATATGGAATATGCGGTTGAGGATATTGCAAATACGATTCTTTCGGATATTACTGAAGGGAAAGTGGAAACAAAAAAAGAAAAACAACGCCGGGCAAGGATTGATAAGGCTATTCTTAAGGAAAGAGAAAAGAGGGAAAAACAGGTTAATGCTGTCAGGGAATATTACCTTTCGAGAATAGCCAAGGATAATGAGCGCCGGCAAAAGAGTCTTATTATCGGGAAGATAAGGAACAGGCAGAAAACGCTTATAAATATGCTTTGGAAACCTACTAATACCAAACATATTCCTGCAGTTTTAAAGGATTCTGTTCAGGAGTTCCTAAATAATATGGGACAGATAAGCCGTATGTTTGTTGAGGAGATTCCGGGAGTAGATATGTCTGCTGAACAGAGTGCTTTTGCTAAAAAGCTGGTTTTGTCCATGGAGAATGTTCAAAAAGGGTATCTTGAGGTTATTGCGGATTATGTAAAAGGCGGATATATGGCAAGTGGAATGCTTCTTGATTCTGATATGGCGGTTACTATGCAGAACTGCATTGATGGAATAAAGGAAGATGTTAAAAGTGGTAAGGTCAGAAGTCTTAATGATTTGAGCAGAACGACCCTTGAGGATTTATATTCATGTTTTAGAGGGATTGAAAACATGACTCGGACTGCAAATAAACTTATTGACAGCGAAATTCAACTTGGAATATATGAAGCCGGAATGAAGGTGGTTTCCGAAAATTCTGTAAAGAATGATAAAATCAAAGATAATAAGGTTAAAGAAATTGTTTCGGGATACGGCTCAAATGATTTGTTATCACCTGAAAGCTTTTTCCATAAAATGGGAGATACTCTTGAAGTGGTTTACGGTGAGCTTCGCAATGCTGAAGGCAGGAGAATAAAAAATATTGATGAGCTTATTAGAATGTATGAGGAAATAAGCCATGATAAAGCTTTGGATTCCATCAAGGGGAAAAAGGCAACTGTTTACGAATTTAAACTTGAAAACGGTGGAAGTATTCACCTGACAAAAGGACATATTATGGAGCTTTATTTACTTATGAAGCAGACGGGGCCACGAGGTGCACTAAATAATATTTTGAACGGTGGAATAAGCGTAAGTGAGATTGATAAGAGCAAGAAGGGAAGGCTCAAATATCAAAATGTTTTAAAAGTTACAAAGAATGATATTCAAAAGATAACGGACTTGCTCTCTGATGATGATAAGATTATTGCGGATAATCTTGGCGAAAAGATGAAAGTTTTTGCATCATGGGGAAATGAGGCATCAGTTAAGCAATACGGATATGAAAAGTTCCTTATGAAAAATTACTGGCCGAAGAAAACAGACAGATATGCAAGGGTTAAAGAGGTTGGTGTTCCTGAATTTGCAAGAACTATTGAAGGCTTCAGTGCGGCAAAGACCAGAGAGGAAAATCTTAAGCCTATCGAAATCGGAAATGCAATAGATACATTTTTAAGTTACGGTGTAAATATGGCGTCTTATAATGCGTATCTTGTGCCTGTTTCAAATCTTAAGAGGGTTATAACTTTTGCAACTGACGGAGCTTCGGTTCAGAGGGCGATTGGTTTAAAGCATGGCGATAAAGCTTTGTCCTACATAAATGAATTTTTAAATCTTGTAAATGGAGAGGCGAAAAGCTATGATGCGAAAGTTCCTCTAACTTCGGAACTTCTCCGAAATTATAAAATAAGTAAGGTTGCTTACAGCATCAGTACGGTTTTAAAACAGCCTTTGTCTTATGTTAAAGCTGCCACGGAGATTGATATTAAATACCTTGCAAATCCTTTGAATCTTAAACCCGTAGACGTGGAGAATATGTATAAATATGCTCCTATTGCAAAGTGGAAGTCATGGGGATTTTTCGGGAACAATCTTGGACCCAGCATTGATACACTTATAACCGGTGGGGGAAGCGTTGATAAATTTAACGATGCAGGAATGTATTTGGCAGGGAAAGCAGATGATATTACTTGGCGCAGAATATGGAATGCTTGTATAGCGGAAACTAAAGCGAAAACTGATTTGATATATGGCACAAAGGAGTTCTATGAGGAAGTCGGAAAGAGATTTAACGAGGTTATCTATAAAACGCAGGTTGTTGACAGCGTTTTTGAAAAACCGATGATTATGAATTCCAAAAACGGACTTACTCAAATGCAAACTGCTTTTATGAATGAGCCTATTGCAACATACAATATTCTTTACAGAGCATTTAGTGATGTTGTTAATGGAAAGGGAAGTAAAAAGCGACTTGCCAAAGTTGTTGGTGTGGTGGCGACTCAAATGGTTTTATCGGCGGCAGTTCAAACTGCGATAAAATGGGTTAGCGATGATGAGGATGAAGAAAGCTATATGAAGGAGTTCTTCATGAATCTTCTTGGTGAAGCTTTGAGCCTTGAGCCTTTTGTGAAAAACATTTATTCTCTTATTGATGGGTTTACGGCAGAGAGACTTGATATGGCGCTTGTTTCCGATTTAGTTGGTGCATTTAAAAAGATGATTCAAGGGAAATATACATGGGGCGCATCTTTAGGAATGGGATTATCTTATATCGGACAGATGGGGACAGGCTTTCCGGTATCTCCAATTAAGAAGAATGTGTCTATTATTCTCGGAGCGGTTAATAGAATGTATCCTGATGATACTTATGCTTTGGCTGTTAAGTATCATGGAAATAAATTTATTCTTGATATAAAGAATGAAGATAATGCAAAAGTATTCAAGGATATGCTTTTTGAGGCTTATGTAAAAGGTGATGAGAAACTTTATAAAAACATTGAAAAGGATATGATGATGAGAAATCCCGAAAAATTTAATGCGGCAACTATTGGGAAAGCTATGAAAAGCAAACAGAAAGATTATATGGAAAAGCATCCGGATTTTGTTCCGACTATCAGAACTCGCTGGAACGGGGAATATCAGATTAAGGATATTGAAACCGAAGATGAAACAAGTAAAACGGATTATATTGGAAAACTTTCATTTGAGGAGAATGAGAAATTTACAAATTCTGTTATCAAAATTCAGGATAAACTTGCAGGCGAACTGAAGGAGAAACTTGAAAAGGTTGATGATGAGACATATAATTCGATAGTAAGAGGAATGAATAAGTATGCGGAGGAACTTTCTCTTTATGAGGTTACAAAAGGAGAATATCAGCCATCAGCAAAATGGATTTTGAATTGTGAGTCTTTGGCAAAACAGTTAAATATTTCAGAAGCTGAGTATATCTATTACGCTAATATTTACTCACATCAATTTATGAGTGCGGAGAGCACCATGGAGGCGGTTGAGTATGGTTTGGAAATCGAAGAATTTGCTGAACTTAAAGAGTATTATAAAAACTTGACACCGCTTAAGACGAAGGCAGGAAAATTGATTCGTTCAAAGCCTGAACAGATGGAGATATATTTGCGGCAAGAAGGATATAGCAGACGAGACAGGGAGGATATTATAGATTTATTGAAATAAGTTAGTCAATAGTTAGTCAAACTAATTTGTTTTATTGATAAATAAATAAAAATATAAGGTTCAAATCCTGTCACCTCGACCATAATAGTAAAACCGCCTGTAATATGGCGGTTTTCTGTCGCTTTTTCTGTAATAGGAAATTGCGTATTCATTAGGATTGTGTTCTTTTGAGGGTGGATAAAAAATAGGGCGGTGTCTCAATTCAAAAAACAAATTTGTGAAGACACGCCCTTTTATTTTTCTATTTATCAATTTTATATCCGACATTTCTGACGGTTTTTATATATTCGCCACAAGCACCGAGCTTTTGACGAAGGGTCCGAATGTGGACATCAACAGTTCTTGTTTCACCCTCGAAATCGGTTCCCCACACAAGATTCATAAGCTTATCACGACCGAGAACAATACCTTTGTTCAGAAGCAGGTGGTATAAAAGCTCAAACTCCTTGAATGTCAGAGTTATTTCATTGCCGTCAACTAAAAGGAGATGCATTTTTTTGTCAAGAACAATGTCTTTATAGGTTATTTTGTCTTCCTCGCGCTTTGTTCTGCGGAGAACAGCTTTTATTCTTGAAATTAATTCAATTATGTCAAATGGCTTGGTTATATAGTCATCTGCGCCTTCGTCAAGCCCTTTGATTTTGTCAAGCTGGCTTGATTTTGCCGTGAGCATAATAACGGGAATATTTTTTAAATCGGGAGTTGTTCTTAATTCTCTTAAAATGGAGACACCGTCTTTGTCGGGAAGCATAATGTCAAGGAGAATTAAATCCGGCTTTTCATTTTTAATTCCACCAAAAAAGCTTTCGGCTAATTCAAAACCCTCAACCGTAAAACCCGAGGATTTAAGAGTATATTCAACAAGCTCTCTTATATTAGTGTCATCTTCAACATAAAAAATTTTACTCAA